CGTTTCCGCATTCTCCAAAGCCGAGGTCTTGTTGACCATCCCATCCCCCACCACCTCTTGTGCGTGGCCGGTGAAATAGCGGTCTGGTTGGTCGCAGTTTGGTGTGATTTTGGTTTTGATGAAAACTTGGGTGTTATCGGTTTGGGGCAACAACTCGGACACGATTGAGCCATTTTTGAATACCTCATTGAAGTAGAGGACGCGCTCGGACACGAGGACATAATCCTTATTTTGGATTTTGATGGTTTTTAATTTAGGCATATTTTTTAATATAGTATTGGACTAGCGACCGGTTAATGTTTAATTTCTCGGCGATGGCTCGTTTACTCTTGCCTTTCGCCCACAAGATTAGGATTTTACTCTTCAGTTTGGTGTTCGGTTTGTTCATGGTGTCGTCTGGCGATGTTAAGGTTGTCAAAATCGGCCGTGTCCATCACTTCCAGCACTTCGCCGGTTGTGTCCTCATAAATCTCAAGCTTGTATTTAATCATTTTAGTATTTAACAGCTTCGTAATAAGTGATAATGTTCCAGAAAACAGTGGCCGCAATAACTGTGAGAATAAACACTGCGACCTCAAACTTGTCTAACTTGAAACCGCCGAACATTTTGCGGTGAGCTTCCTTAATCCTCTGCTTTTGATCTTTCTTAATCGCAATCAAGTCTTGGGATGAATAGATGTCGTCCATAATTAGTCCATTATTTCACGCTGATAATCTTGTCTGTCCACCAGCTCGGCCTCGCGACTTTCCGCGTCTAAAGCAGACATATGGTCATCGCCCTGTTCAAAATCAATAGACATAGTGTTTATTGAGTTAGCTATTAAAGAAGTTATTACACCAACTTGGCCGTTGTGGTATAAGAGAGAGGACTATGTAGTGCCTCATAACCCCGATACCGTCTAACCCCGTACCAGCTCGTGTTTTCAACTTCTAACTAGAGTGTATATTAGGCAGGCAAACCTTGCAAGGCCAAACTGGGGATAACTTTGGCAGGCATTATATGCTTGCATAGTATGCCTTGTGTTCTATAACCTATTGTGGTATCATAAGAGCGTTGGTGGCTTGTCCACCTTAGAGCGTTTTGAGGAATATCGTAAAATAATCCTCCTATAGTGAAATCCGATATCTAGCCAAGCCCCCATTTCTGGGGGTTTTGCTTTACTCAAGCGTTCTGCTATAATTAAGTGATGAATAATCCTGATAAACAGAGGCAATATGCTCTTGAGTATTATCATCGCCACAGAGATAGGATAAATAGTAGAAGAAGAAATTGACTATTGATCATATCATCCCAGTGTCTAAAGGGGGGACAAATGATATAAATAATCTGCAAATTTTATGTTTCACTTGCAATCGTTCAAAATCCAACAAAATATTGACACCTTAAATCTAAAAACCAAGAGAGCCACCTTTTTACGGGTGGCTTCTTTGGTTACCAAGCAAAAGTCGAAAGTTCTTTTGCTAATGTTAGGGGACTATTCGACCAGTCCCTTATTCAAACAGTTCCGCCAGTGGCCCCAACCCCCGTTAAGATAGAGTTGGTGGGCGTAGTAGACATTATTGGCTGGAACTTTTAACCATTCTTCGCTCGGCCTTGAGAAGGCATTATCACCGTAGAGGTTGATTTGGAAAATTCCCACTGAATAGTCCCTGGTCGCAGGGTTATCATTCACCACCCCGGCGTTTAACGAGCTTTCACACTTAGCGATTGCTAAGGCAATATCGTAATCCCAATCGTAACTTTTAATCATCTCTTCTACGCTCGGAGGTTCTATTATAGGCGTGGTGCTTGCTTGGGCGGGTTCGGTAACAGACATCAACGCCCAAGCGATTAAGAATTCTATTATAAGCCATTTGGTTAGACTAGTAATTCCTCCTTAATTATACCACTCCCCTGGATTGAGCAAGCTTTTTATTCACACGCCTTCTTTTGCGTTGCATAGCAAGGTATTTTGCTTTGTTTTTATGGTAATAAGTTTTAAAATAAATTTTCTTGTGGATTTATCGACAATCAAAACAAATGGCATCTGGTCGGTGGCGGTCTCGCATTATTACCTCCCCGCAAACATGACAAATATTCTCCACACCCCAATCTACTTTAAGTGGTGGGATGTAGACATCCCGTTCTCCGGCACAATTCTTACAATAGTCAAAATAGCCGTGATGACAAACCTTGCACTTATTTAATTCCATTAGGTGATTATACAACTAACCACTACCTCCATCACCTTAAAAGTGTTGATAACTTGAAACGATCACAGGTGGTTGTTGTTTCATTTCAACACTCACTACATTCGCAAGTCAGCGAGTGGAACAAACTAACCGCGACAGATGATGGAGCGACTGGTTACTTGGTATTCAACTTCTTAGACACCTCACCTAGCACCAAACCAAGCATCACTACTACCTCCCCGTTAATATAAGGAGCGAACATATCGATATTATCAGCGAGCGAGGTTACTATAACCGCTACCACCATCATCCCCGTCCGCCAATAAAACGATTTGAACCGGTTGCTGGTTAAGGCTTCAATAATTTTTGCCATATTTAATAAATTAACTTTTAATTAACCTTTGCTTCGACTTTTATTTCTAAGGTAATCCCCTATCTTATCAGCCAGCATAGCAATCTGTTCGGCGAGATACTTTATTTTAGCATTGATGTAGAGGACATCTTTAGCAAATAGGTCTGACATAATCGGTAGGGGGTCAATGGGAACCCAAATGCCGTTCACATACTGCTCAACTTGGAAGTGTAGGTGATTGCCGGCCGAGTAGCCGGTGTTGTCTGCCCAGCCGATTAACTGACCAGTCTCTACCCAATCTCCCACCTTGCCTTGGTAGCCTAAGAGGTGTTCGTAGATGTGGTGGAAACGATGACCATCTACCTCCGATTCAATCCTAACATCCAAGCCACTTCTAAGGATTGTATCTACCTTATAGATTCTACCCCGTTGGGCGGCGTAGACCTCCTGCCCGTGATAGGCCATTAAATCAACTCCTGTATGGCCTTTTGCCCCGTAGAGAGACTGATAACCAGCTGGTGGGTTATAACCATCACAAGCAATAATTTTCTGATTACCATCCAAAGAAATACAGCCCTGATTCTCGCCGAAAGCTTGGTTAATCACAAACGGTCTTAATGGTTGATGGAGTAGTTTGTTCATTTTATAAATTTGATTATCGCCCAGATTAAAGTTCCAATAATTCCAAAAGGTGTAGCAATTCCTGCCCAGTAAGAAGCGAAGCTTTTAAGACTGCCAACCGTGGCGACCGCTTCTCTAATTGGGGCCAGCTCATCCACCTTAATTGAAAGGGCTTCTAACTGTTTGCTGTGTTCAATTTGAATGGCTTTAATGTCTCGGAGGTTGCCGTTAATTTTCGTATCGACAATTTCCCCCAGCGCTTCGGCGAGGTCTTCTTTGGTTATCCAGTTTTGCCGGCGTTCTTGCATATTAGTTGAAAGGTATCATATAATCAGCGCCCGCAGGTGGGGGGGCGGTCTCGGTGTAATAAATAGTTATTGCTAGGTAGTCCATTGAAGCATCAACATCATTGCCGGTATCAGTATTTTCGACTTGTATTCTTGAGCCGAATCCGGCCCCGTTGACATCGGTCGGTGTCCAGGTGGTCCCCCATAAGTCAGTCGCCCCGCCATAATTAACCGTCGAATCAGATGTTGGCCAACTGGTGGCAGAGGCCTTATTATCGCCAACCGGAGAACCAGCCTTAAGCAAACTGACGACTAACTCATTAATGTCACTAATTGATTGAGCTTTGTGTTCGTTGGTGTAAACAATACCATCAATTGTGGCATCAAACGGAACACTAAAACCACAACCAACCGAACTAAAGACACCAGAAAAGTCGCCTCTTCCCAGTGGCGCAACGGTATAGATGTTATCGGAGGAAAAAACATTACCGACATTGGTCCAGGCCGTATCACCCCCTCCCGAACTGTTAGAGGCGCAAACAGTCGGTCCCACAGAAGCGGCTAGGGCAACGCCGCTAGTCTTGGTGTCAAAATCGGTCTTGGTGGTGGTGGCCTGTTTAACTTTATACCAGACATCATCCACTGAATACATATTGAGCCAACCCTTAACCATCCGTTTATTTCCGCCTAAATCATAAGTAATGGTATTCGGCGTGCGGGCAACTTCGTTTTTCTCGATCGGGATTTGCTCTTTAGATTTGTAGGCGTAGACCACCGAGGGAACCTGACTAACCAGCACCGACTCACCCTTGTCATTGGTTGTGTAATACTTTTCAAGATACTCCTCGGAGAAAACGATGTCGGTCGCCAAGATAGTCTCCCCTTTGAAGTCTAGGGTTTGAGCATCGCCAGACAACGCCCCGATGGCGAGGCCAGTGGCAACTATTCCAATGGCGAGATATTTTTTCATTATTGTTGTGGAACATTTAGCTTAAAAGAACAACCAAAATAAGATGGAGATGAGGCTGGGTTGCCCGCCCTGATAAATCTCTTTTCTCCGGCGCTGAAACTGTTGTTGGTAGAGAAAGTGAAATGGGAAGGTGTAGATGAGACCCCAATCATATAGTTAAAGAAGTTAGTTCCATCAGACACCACAATATCAAGAGTGCCGGCGTTAGTTGAACATTCCGCCCATTCCCAATTCTCATTAGTCGGTGCCGAGCTTAAAAACATATCAGTCGTGGTAGCGGTCCACGCCGTTGTAGTTGGGGCCATAGACCAAGCCCGATATTCTGTCACCCCAACACAACTTCCTCCTATTGCATAACAACCACTGGTTAAGTTGGTAGAGGAGGCAAAAGTGGAGGTGGCATTTACTCGGAAGTTGATAGTTTGAATACCTGTGTTTCCCAGGGAAAGAATGTTGCCGGGTGTCGAGGTACCGATTCCTAGTCGAGAGTTGGTGCTGTCTACTGTTATAATCGGGGTAGCTCCATTAACAATACGGAAGGCGGTTGTTGAAGCGGTGTCGATTCTCATTCCACCGAATAAGTTAAAAACAGCGTTACGAATGTTTGTTAGGTGGCTACCTATATAAACATTACCATCGTCACCATCGGTTCCCACTCCGGCGACTTCTTCCTCACCACCCTGAGCAAGAAAAATATCTCCAGCGGCACCACCACTATCCCCACCATTGGCCGCGTTACCACCATTTGCAATATAGACATCCGCCCCAGTTCCACCACTATCAGAAGCACCGTATGCTCCATTTGAAATTTTAGTGCTTGAACCATTTAACATTGTCGCTATGCCACCACCAATTACCGACGGGCCAACAACCTGTAAATTACCTTGAATAGCTAGCCTTGAGCCAGGAGTGGTGGTGCCAATCCCGACCCGCCCATCACCATTTATCCTCATCACTTCCGAACTGGCCCCGGCTGAATTAGAAATATCAAACCGAAGATAATTAGACGAGTTAGTTCCCGTGTTGACTGAAGTATAGATATTGTTTTTGTAATTTGCGCCGGTATAGCCGGTCGATAGAGCGATAGCCTCGGCACTACCACTAAGGGGCAAAATATAAGCCGTGCCCGACACGGTGATTGAAGTGGACGAAGCGTAGGGCAGTCGAGAAGCGGCAGTCGAGGTGGAGGTGATGAAGCCACCGATGTGGAGGTTACCACCGCCGATGGAAAGTTTGTAGTTGGCCGAAGGCGAAGTGGTGCCGATGCCAACACTACCAACATCGGATATTCTCATCCTTTCAGCAATAGTTCCGTTGGCGGTAAAAAATCGCAAACCGGCATAATCCCAACTACCAGGATATCTAACAGCCTCAATCCTGGCCACCGACTCTGCTGACCCCATAGTTTGTGCCCAATCAATGTAACCAAAAGTTCCATCTGTTCCGTTTGATTGAGCGTAATTAAATCGCAAATTGCCTTCCTCAATAGTTAATTTATCGGCTAGCGTGGTCGTCCCAATCCCAACCTTTAATACCCCGTCAGCATAATTTATAAAACTAAAATTATAGTCACTGTTAGAACTAACACCTAACTCAAAACTTCTGAGACCATTGTCACTAATACTTATTAAACCGTTGGTGGTGTCTTGGATTTTTAACGACCCATCTAAAGTTCTGATGTCACCCGTTACATCCAAAGCATAAGACGGATTGCTATTACCCACCCCCAACCTTCCCCCAGTCACGGTTAGACCATTTGAAACAGAGATGTGTGTGCTTGAAGCGTAAGGTAAGATACTGGCCACCGAAGTGGTGGCGGTGAAGCGGCCGGCGGTAATCACTCCAGTGGTGGTGCCGGAAACAGTGGTGCCGTCTGAAGCATAATAAGCCAATTGGCCGGCCAGGCCAGAGGAAACGGTGCCGTTATCGCTCCCGCCAACACACACGCCGTTTATCGCGAAGCAACCGGCGGAGATATCGAAGCCGTTCGTGCCGGTACTGGTGGCGGAGGTGACAATTTTAGACAGAGAGATAACTCCGGCCGTGGAGGAAGCGGTGGTGGAGGTGGCGTGGAAGGCGGCGAAGGTGGGCGTGGAGGTGGGGGCGATTACTGTCCCGTTCCACCACAAAGGATTAGCTTGAGAGGTGGGGAGAGACGAGGAGGAGACTTTGTTGTTGAAGATAGTCCAGTCAGTCGAGAGGAGACAACCAAAGACCGAACCAGAGGCCGTGTCGCAGTCAAAATCAGCCGTAGTGAGGGTTAAACCATCGCCGGCGGTGTAAAGGCCATCGGCGGTCAAATCTTGGCCCACAAGGGTCAAGTCTACGGTGTTAGAGTCGGTAACGGTCACGGACGAGTGGAGTTCGGAGTCTCGAGCAATGTTAGCGTCAATAAAGTTCTCGGAAATGGTGGAGGTGGAGGAGACTAGGCCGTTAATCGCTTGGAGAACGCCGGTTAAGACTTGAATCGTTAAACTCTTGGAAACATTTAGGTCGGTGGTGGAAGCGGTAGTAGCGGCAAGGTTGGTGGTGGTGGCGTTGGTAGAGGTTGAACTCGTAACGGCTAAGTTAGAGACTATTAGCCTGTTCCACACTTTGTCCCATTTAAGGTTGATGGAGGAACCAAGTCTTAAAGCCGTGTCGCCCCAGAGCAGTTGGCCCGAGGCGACAGTGGAAGAACCAGTGCCACCTTGGGGGACAGTGATTTGAGCATGGGTTAACTGAACCAAACCAAGAATGATAATCGTTGAAACTATTAAAGCTAAAAGTATTTTACGCATAATATGATTTTATGAAGCCGGAAGCTCCGACCGGCGATAATAATGTAATGGTCCCAGCGACATAAGAGATGTAGATTCCATCACCCTCTTCGTAGATGAGTCCATTAACGTTAATAAAGAAAGGTTCATTGGACACGGTAAAGGAAGTGTTGGTGTCGTCCACATCACCAACGGGAGTTTCTTTGTTAAGAGCGGCGCTGGCACCGCCTGAAATAGTAACTTTAGTCGCGTCATTCCCAGCGTCATCGGTCACGGTCACCCCCGCTCCCACGAAGTTAAGGTTGGTGCGTTGGGTTAAGTCTGATCCTTCGTCTTGGATGGTATGACCACCGCCAGTTGAGCTACCGAGAGAGTTGACTTTATCTTGCAAATTACTAACCTTCTGAATCAAGAACGATGTTCGTTGGTCTACAATCCCAATCGCCCTGTTAAGTATATCATCAGTCAGTTTGGTGGTTTTCTTACCAAAGCCCTTGATGGCGGAAATATCCAAGCGTTCGTCATCCTTTAATAATTCTAAAGAATCTCTAATCTCATCAGGAGAGAGGTCTTTAATATCTCCATCCTTGCCGTCTTCACCATCCCGTCCATCTCTACCATCACGGCCATCAAGACCATCCCTACCAGACCTCCCTTGTTCTCCTTTATCTCCCTTATCACCCTTTTGTGCCTTGACTCTTTTAATAATCTCTTGTAAGACCTTAATCTCATCCTCCATCTCTGATTTAAGAGAATGCATATGACCGTCCATCATCTCCTTGTTTTCCTTGATTTGCCTGATGATTTGGGCTACCACTTTAGCCACTTCTTCAGAAGAAGGGGTATCGGTAAGTTTGGCTAGTTCTTTAGCCATCAAGAGGAGTTTATTTAGTTTGGCTGGGTCTTTCATTGACTTTATTATTGGTGGTGGTATAAAGGGGGGATGATAGCGTTTATCTTATGGTGGGGTTTTATAGGGGGGGTTATTGGATTGATTGGTTATTTGATGTTTGAATACTAATCACTTGAGCCAACAATAGAAGCCCCAACACCTACCCCCGCCGCTCCAACTAATCCAGTAGCCCCAGCCCCAATCAACCATTTGATGTAGGGGTATTCCTGGGCCAGCAACTGCAAATTATTCTTTCCGATAATGTTTTCTGATTTTTCCGCCAGATTACCAAGGGCTTCAAGCGCATAACTTTGGTTTCGCATTGAATTGGCATACTGATTGCCTTTCGGTAGTAAATCGGCAATGTATTCATTTGCTGCCCTTCTGACTGATAGGGAAATTTCTTTTCTGGCGTTTTCTCCTAAAACATCACTTTGTAGTAATTTTTTTATCGCCGGTAATTGGTCAAATGTTTGCCTACCCTCAAATAATCCAAGGGTATCTTTTTTACCAACATTATCCATAAAAGCATCTACGACAGCATTGTAAGTTTTTTGAGCATTGGAGTCAGAGGCAAAGATTAACTTCAAATCCTCATTTCCGGCCATAAGTCTAGACCTTAGTTGGTTAGAATTAAATGGGACTTTATTTCTAGTTATGTAAGCCCTAACACCAGCATCGGTCTGGTCAATCTTTGACCTAATAGCCCCTATGTTTTCTCCGATTGTTGCTTTTGGAGATACAACATCATCAATAGCATCAGCAACTATTTTATCTCGTTTGGAAAATTGTATTTCCGCTTTTCCTAAAAAAGTCGGGTCTGTTAATCTTCCTTGTCTAATCGCTTCCGCCCTCATTTTGGGGGTAGTTTTGGGTGATGCTAAATCTTGAGCAAATTGCTCTGCCCTTAATTTCCTACCCTTGAGACCACCTGTAACACCACCAGCGACGGTACCAACCGCACCCCCAATAACTGCTCCACCAACAGCGCCCAGCGCACCACTTATTAGCAATTCTTCAGTGGTTTTGTTTGCTTCGGCCGCCATACCAGCTCCCTGTACTCCACCCTCAACTGCTCCAGTAGTTGCCCCAGCCCCCAAGCCCCGTAAGGCCCCGCCCGTTATAGTGGTAGCTTTACCAGCTCCAAATAATTGCGAAACTCCACCAGCTTTTTCAAGTCCTTTAGCGGCTTGTAGGGTTCCTGTTCCGCCCCTACTTACACCGCCCACCAAAGAGCCACCAGCAATAGTTCCCGCCAACCTAGCCGCCGAACCAACAACTTGTTTATCAGATACTAACGACTCAGCAAAGTCTGAATTGGCATCGGCGATTTTCTCTATATCAGCTTGATTAAGTTTCAGGAGATTCATCGTCCTGGAAGTATCTTCGCCATTTGCTCGTTGATCTTTTAATTTCATTAACAAATCAGTCTGTTGGTTAGCTAAATTGGTGTAAGCATCATCAAGCGAATTTAGAGCGGATGGGGCAGCGATTGCCTGCCCCAAACCTTCAGCCAATTTCCCTCCACCAATAACATTAGCCGCAAAGTTCTGGGCTTTCTGCCAGAATCCTTGTGGTTTCTGCTCAAATTGATTACCGGCAGTCGTTTCGGTTAGATTAGCTTGTTCTCTAAAGGCGGCGGTTGTTAATGGGTCTAATCCCTCTAAATTATAGCCACGCTTAACCAATCCTTCTACTAAGGCTTGTGGGTTAGTTCCGACTGGAGCCTTTTCTAAAATTGACTTGAATTGTTGTTTGGTGATTTCCATATTATTGGGTTGGGGCCATAAAGCTATTAAGCCAAGAATTAAGTGGACTAGATGTATCTTGTAGGACAGTATCAACATCGTTCAAGTATTCTTCCGTTGTTTGCCCGTGACTTAGTTTCCATAAATCTTCAGCGCCCGAAACACGGGTTTTGGTAGTTGAAACTATCCGATTCTGAAGCTGGTTTAATGCACCATCAATCACAGCTAAGTTAAGGTCCAAACTAGCGGTGGTTCGTGGATTTACTTTTGCGTATTCCCTTGATTCCTCTGGGCTAAAAGCAGCCCCGGTGGCATTAGTTCGATAAGTTTGAAACTCACGACTAAGTTGGGTTGCCAAGGCTGTTAGTTGGGGGTTACCGGTAACACCAGCTAATCGGTTTGAAATATCTTCGGCCTTACCAACCAACAAACCCATATCACCGCCACCATCCGAATATGCTTGGATTGCGTCTTTAAGACCGATCATAGCTTCATAATCAGTAACTTGATTACCAAACTTGGTGGCATTTTCACCAGTCAGTTTCTCCTCAACGGCATTGGAAACTTCATTCCAAGCAGCCTTATAATTTCCACTAGCAATATAACCCGCCATATCAGCCCTAATGGCTTTTCCTCTTTCTGAGCCAACTAAACTGGCTGTTTGATTAACCAAGGTGGACCATTTGGGATCTGATAATACCTCTTGCGCGCTTTCTAGTTGTTCATATTCAAGATTAGCTTTTGAAATTTGGAGATTCTTTAATTGCCTATCTAATGGATTAGAGAGGTAATTAGCCCCTATTCTAGCTGCTTCTTCTGGGGTTTTAGCGCCGAAAATCTGTTGCATCAAGGCAGTGCCCCCACCATTTTGGCCGACAGTTAAGCCAGTTTGATAGATTAGCTCCTTATTCTCCTTCGCCTCATCTTGCGCTCGTTGCCTATCACTTTGAGCAGACTCAAAAGCTCTCTGTTCAGCCTTACTAAACAAGTCCTTGTTTCTTTCGTAATTTAACCCAAGAACATCTAATCTTCTTTGACCTTGTTCCATTTGAACAGCAACCGCTCTGTCGGCAATGGACTTTGCCGAGTCGAATCTCCCTTGAGCGGCCATCCCGATAATGGCGATGTCGGCTTGTTTACGGAGAGATACTCGTTGAGCCTCTTGAGCAGAGGCGTTTCTTTGGGCGGCAGTCGCTGTTCCAGCCCCAGTTTGAATTTGCTCGACTTGTTTTCGTAGGGCTTCTTGTTCGCTTTTTAGTTGCTGGTTGTATTCCTTGACTTGAGCTTCAAGTTCAGGCACGCCGGCTTTTTCTTCAGCTTTAACTGTTAGCTCAGTCTCGCCGGGTGTGGCAAGGGCGGCTTTTAAGTATGATTCAAAAGACTCTTGTTCTCCAGCTTGGGCTTGAACAGCTTTAGTCTCCAGTCCTTGAGTGAAGTCTTGAGTAGAAAATCGGCTTAGCTCCGCCGTGGTAGATGTGTCTAGTTCTTCGGCGGTTAAATTAAAGGGTGTATTCTCTGTTGAGAGTTGATTGGCATCAATGGGTTCTAGGGGATTAAAAGCAACGCCGGTGTATTTTGACGCTTGTCTTCCGGCAATGCTTGCTTTTTCTATCGTTTGTTGAAGTGTGTCTTCCATAATTAAATTATACCATTATTTATAAGGTTATTGAAGGTTTGTTGTCTACCAATAATGAGTAAAGTTCTTTCGCGCCCGTCCATTCCATATAAATCTTAAACTGTATCCAGTTGGCCTCCTCACCGATAGTAAAACCACTAACCGCCGTGCCGGTTATTTCACCTAATTGTCGCCATTTAGCTAGTTTTGCCACCGATGTTCCAGTTGCTCCGGTGATGTTTTCTTTTAAAGCAACATAATAACCCGCCCCGGACTCTACCCGCTCAATCGGTGCTGACATTCCCGAGCCAGTGCCTTGGACGATCTGAACCTCATCACCTTGCGTAAAATCTGACGGATCTTCAGTGGGTTCGAAAGCGTCAGTCCCTCGCCATTCAATTTTAGTGTAGAGTTCCGTATCGTCTATGCGGTATTTCACCACACACCTATCACCGGAGTATAAATCACTTAAAGCGGCATAAATCTTATTCCACTTATCTCGGAAGACCGAGCTGTGAATCTTGGGCGTGATGATGTAACCTCCTTGCTCGGTATCATCGTGGGTATCATTGGTCCATAGGCCATATTGAATGTCAGTGGCGGCGGTCAAATTGTCCCCTCCATCCAAGAAGTAACTCATCCCAAACACCACTCTTCCGCCATCGGAGGGGGTGGGATTTTGGGTCTCAAATACCTTGATTGGACCGGCGAAAGCGACCCTAAACTGCCCGTAATCAGTTAAATTGGTCGTCCCAGTATCAGCTACCGCTTGGTAACTTGGGGAAAACTTATGATACAGGCCATTACGCGAATTCCAGGCCCACACTCCAGCCGGAAAATCGTTGAAGGTGGCATTAACGCCCGATGAGTTGTCCCGCAAGTTGGAAACACAGATTAAAATTTCTTCACCATCTACCGCCATTCCCTTTGAATGGATAGCTTGTTGGTGGAGGTTGGAGGAGGTATTTTGCATTGTCTTGTCGTCTAAGGGCAAGCGGTCTATCTCCGAGAACACCCCACCATTAAAGACCAGTAACCTACCCAACGAATCCATAATGTATGGTACGTCGTCCTTAATCACTCCGGCCATTATTCTTGACGAGTGGAGATAATACTTAGCCGAGGGAGAGTTGGCAGTGATACCATCCCACCCTAAAACAATCGCCTGTCCGCCAGAAATGTTATTCCCGGCACTGGAAACCCCAATCCACAACCTATCCTCACCAGCCACCAAAAAGGTAATCTGATAATCCGGGGCGAGATTTAAGTCTAGGGTATAAGTGCTGGATGTCGCTAGAGTATCACTAGTATTAACACTCCAGACCTTATCCCCTCCTTCGGTAACATATAATCTCTCACCATTACCGTCTGGGGTGAAGGTAGCTAAAAGATGATGGGTATTGCTGGTCAAGCCATTGACTGAAACAGTAGATTCAGATGAACCGTCCCATTTATTTATATCATCGTCCGCAGTCCCGTATATTTCCGAATTAAAATTGACTGCATCACCATCATCAACACCGACCGACATTGGGTCGGCGGTTACTTGGGTCAAAGAATCAAACGGCGAATTACCGCCATCATATTGAAGCCCATTTGAAAAAACTCTAACCGCGTTTGAAAAATACACCAGAGCCGAAACGGGGCCAAAATTACTAATCTCACCATCTCCGGTTGTTATTCGTTTTGTTCGAGTGGTTCTTATTTTCCCGACATTTGAATTGGGGTCTATATTGAAGGTCTCTTTTAAGTCCCCAAGGATATCACTCCGGTTATTCTGCTTCCAGTTGTTTTGAGGTAATTTAAACATATTAAGAGTTCCAAACGGCGACATAACCAATAGTTGTGCCGTCGCTATTTGATAAAAGTTTAAATGAATCTGGTGGCCCCAATACACTGTAAGTTCCAGAACCACCTTCATCGACTGCTTGATTTTCTGAAGACGCGGCCTTGCTTCCGGCGGTGACTGTCGGCACCTCACTTAGTTTAAACCTCCGTGCGAGGGCCTTTTGGACATTATGGGGAATAGAATCGAACCGCCCCAAAATATCCATCACTTCGGCGATTATCTCCTGTTTAAATTGTTCTTTGTCATCCATACTAGCTTTTATCTTGATTAGTCCAAACAGATGAGTTCTTAGCTTGGTTCGACCACTTAGCATCCGCCGTGGCAACTGTCGGGGCTTTAATTGAAATCTCGGCGGCTATAGTGTCGGCCGACACCGTGGCTCCGGCGGCAACTGTTGGCGCGGGCATAGTAATCTCCGTGGCAACAACATCAGGGGAGACGGTAACATTAGCGGTGTCTGAAATCGCTAATAATGCCCCGACGCTACCAGTCCCTAAGTTATCTGTACTGTTGTAATCGACTTGGTAATAACCCGTATTGGTGACTGCTGTTCGGGTGGCGGTGGCAGAACCGCACCTTGAATCAACGGAAGCAGCAAAACCAAAATCGGCCCTCTCTGTCCAAGTCGGGTTATCATTTTCTATTAAATATCCGGAAACAGTTGATGTCCCATTGTTAGTGACAGCTCCACCAGAGAACATAATCATCAAAGCGTTAGCGACGTTAACAATACCAGTCGCGTATCGTGGTTCATCATCAGCTACCTCGGTTCCAATGTCGGATGTAGAAGCAGTAATATTCTCTGCCCCAGCTAATGTCCCGGTAATACGATAGAGGACCCCGGTTTTAGTAACACCCGAAGCATCTATTTGGTTAAATGTAAAATCGGCAGCAGCGACATCGGCAGCGTCAGCTAATTTAGCGAAGACATCAAGTCGTCTTGATGTTGAAAATGATACACCGGTTATAGCATCCCAATCAGTTGGAGTTGTCCAAGCGCTACCTTGACCAATTTGAAAAAGGAAGCCGACCAACAAATCTCCTTCTGCTAATCCAGTAGGTTTAGTGATTGATAGGTTGGCGTCATTTTCCACCGACCCTGAGAGACTGAACCGAAGGCTGCCATATTAAGCTAGGGCTAGAGTGAGGATGCCACTGGCGTTAAAGGTGACCGCGAATGTTCCGGCGGTTGAGGTTTGGTCTGAACCGAAGTCGATCACCGCGATAATTGGGGAAGTCCCAGCGGTGCCAGTCCATTTGTAGAGAACGAGGTAACGAGCGGTAATAGTGGCACCGGTAGCAGAGGGGTCGACGGCGTCCCACTTACCAAGGTCATTAGTGTCATCTGTTGAGGAGGTAGGGGTGATAGTAAAACCATTTCCCGCCCCGGTGGTGTAAGTACCCGAAGTCCCTACCTCGTTAGCGGACACATCGTCAATAAACACTTCGGCATCAATATCCGGCGTGTGACTTGAGGTAAGAAGCATACCCTTAATGGTATCAGCTTCCAAATCGACCGCGGTGGAGATTTGGGCATTATCTCCCACTAACCTGCCCTTCATAGAATTCGGGATGTAGCTTGCCATTTTATTATTTTATCTATTAGAACGATAATAACTTTTAATAATCTTCTGTTCATCTTTGGACCTTTTGGAATACCAATCTTCAATCATTGCCTCCATCTCTTTTACCATTACCGCCAAGTCATTCTTAATCGCTAGGGATTTAGACAAGGCATAGTCTAAGGATGCCTCCAGTGAGAGGTAGCGATGGAAAATAGCCGGCACACCAACTGATTTGGTGGTGTCGGTATGGGTAAAATAGGATGGTTTCCGGCGATAATGCACCGTTAGGCCAGAGGCGATTGAATAGTTAGGGGTGGGGTAGAGCATCACTGTCCCGCCGGTCTTGTCGTAGTAGGTTGGGATACCGCCGTTAGAGGTAACATCTGTTAAATAAACTTTGGCAATCGGGTCGTTGATGTCTATTGGGTGGAGGAGGATTTTATTACCGGAGCTATCCAAGATAAGGACTTTAACAATATCTAAAAACTCCACATCGAAGCTGTAGTCTTGTTGGCTGGAGACCAAGGCGGTGCTACCAATCGGCAGGTCGGTGTAATTAGTATCATCAAACTGCCACCGGCCGTCCACGGACATTATTTTGGTGGCTAACTTATCATAAGCTCGGTTCAGCCGAGCGGTAAAATCATACAGGCGATTAGTGTTGCCAGTGATGTCGCCGTAATTAGAGAAAATGGTTTGCTCACAGTCTTGGATGAGTCCAAGCTTGGTCGAGGTATCATTGAATACCATAAGAGTTGCGTTAGTGATAAACTTGTCGCAACTCAAGTAGCTTGATTATAGCACTTTTTTCAAGTCAATACAAATGAGGGGCTTAATCTACCGCACAACAGTTGCGGCAGGGTTTCCCCTTATTGCACGGTAGATAAAACTCCCCATTACTTGAATTTCTTTTTGAACTCCTCGATGTGATTAAAAGTCTCAATTACTACTTTGCCGTCTTTGGTCCGAGCGGTCTCAATATCATCGTAAGGATTAAGCAGGGGCTTAACCTCTTTTTGGACCAAGGGAATGATTTTGTCCTTGATTTTCTGCACTTTAAGGGCAATCTTATTCCGTTGGCGCTCCAACTCCTCACGCTTTTTCATCAAGGCCAAGTGTTCGGTCTTCATATCCTCGGGGATCGCCGCCAACTTAGACTCGTTGATTTGATTGGCTAACTTGGTCAGCTCAACATTCAATTTGGTTACTTCTTTCACAATCTCTTCCCCTTTATCAGTCAATTCTTTCGGTGGGACCACTTTAGCGGTAATCACTTGTTCTTTTTTCTCAAACTTGAGGATTTTGCGTTCAATCTCCTCAATCTCGCGCGACATGGCTCGCCCCTCGCCAACCACTTGGTCTTTGAGGGTGATTAAATCGTGTAGTTTTTTATTGTCTAGGGTTATCATAGCCGCTTATTGTTAAGTTAAATTTATCATATAAATCTTGATGCTTCTCGTAAATATACTGGTATAACTTCTGGTGATTAGGATGAGTGGTGGCTTGGGTCATTTGTCCCTCGTGGCAACGATACCTAAGGGCGATAAAGTCGGAAGTGTTTACCCGACAACCCAACGCTAACAATCTAATCCAAAACTCCCAGTCTTCCAACCCCAATCTCATGGTTTCACTTTCATCAAACCCTCCACTTTCGACCCACATCCGCTTACTAAAGACCGCGTTGCAGTAGATGGTATTTGATTGGAGGATTCGTTCAAGGTTGGTGTTGGGGTTTGGGGTCATCACAACATGCCGTTCACCAAACTCCATTAAAGCACACTGGGCGATGGTCTTGTCGTCATCTATCAATCTCATGTGTTCCTCAATCGCCCCTGGGACCAACTTATCATCCGCGTCCAGGCACATTAGATATTCTCCGGTAGCCTCTTTAATCCCGGCATTCCTAGCCGAGGACAGACCGCCGTTTTCTTTCTCAATGTACCGCACTCCCAATTCCTTGCACACCTCAACCGTATTATCCGGCGAGCCGTCTGATACCACAATAATCTCGTGGATGGAGTAGGTTTGGGCCTTGATAGAGTCCACACACTCCTTTAAGTAGTGGGCGTACTTGTAGCAGGGGACGATGATGCTAATTGAAGAGGTGAGCATACTTCTCTCTATTATCTAACAAATACTTGGGGAGGTCAAACTCATCAACCCACATTTTGAAGTCCCGACCAATATAATCAGTTTTATCAGCCATTCGACTAACCAACATCGCCTTATTATATTTGGTGTTAATCTCTTGATGAGAGTTACTTTCAAATTTCTGTTTAATCAAATCAACCCCGCCCATATTGGTAAAGTGCCACCCCCCTCGTTCTATTTTCACGAAGGGGGTTATTTCCTTGGCTCGTAAGTGATTCAAACAGTTTTCTTTGATAGTTTTATAAGTAGTGGCGATTGTTCCCGTCCAGTTATCCTTTTCGTTGGTGCGTAGATTCAAAAAATAACAGTATGATAATTGGTCTGGGCGATAAATCTCTCCATCAAGTTGAATCTTGTCAAGAATTTCCGGATTCCATATCTCATCTAAGTCAGAGACAAAGATTAAGTCCGTATCGTTTACCCCAACTAAGGCATCCTTGACAGCCTCTTTTTCAAAGAAATCTCGCATAAAAGAGGACTCCCCGGGCGGTACTTTAGAGCTGGTTAGTGCCGGATGGTCTGAAGGGAAGTCGGCTCTAGTCATTGGGGGGTTGGGGATGATGTGATGAATTATTTTATCCTGCCACTTGCTAAATCTGGCCTTGTTTAACTCATAGTATAAAGGTTTGGGTAGTCCCGAGTGTGTCATGGCAGATTCAAGCAAAACAAACTTATCCACATAAGGATAGAGTATTCCCAGTCTAATCTCCAGTAAATCTAATTCGGCATTAAAGTTAAAGCAGTCATAAATCATAGCAACTTGATTAAGGCTTCGGTTTTTAGTTTGTTATATTCGGGTGTCGCGAAAGGGGGATAATTACTCGCGCTCTTGTAATGAAAAATAAAGTAGTCATCAAATGGCTGGTCTTTGGTTTTAAAAACATCCACCGAATAAGGATGCGGAAAATCTTTAACCAACTGTCTCATTTTAGCATAATTCTTGTGGAAAACTCCAGTATGTGCGCCGTTAAAACTATATTCCTCATCATCTACCAGCGTCCACATCTCAAGCTCTAAAACTTTAGGATGGTGTTTTTTAAGATAGAAGTGATTAAACCCTCCAACATCTCCGCCTAATTCCGAGGCCACCCTCCAGTTCATATCTTCAGGGTGAAGGGTGTCCATATTAAACATCATCAACCCCGTCCAGGGATAGGTAATCAAAGGTCTAAGTTGAGGGACAAACGCCCAATCATAACCCGTCATATCAGGGAGCTGGTTCATTAAGAACATATCGTAGTCTAAATAAACAACCAAACCCTGACGGGGGACCAGTTTCCACATCTCAGTTAGGAGGGAAGCAACTTTACAACTAGGTTCGTCAAATCGCCGATCCCCAACAATCGGGATACACTCCACTCCTAATTGCTCACACTCCTTGGCTATTAAATCACCTTGAGAGCTATCAAACACCGTGTAATTGAAGTCGGTTAAATGTTTCTTCAGGGAATTAAGCTGAAGCTCGATAAAGTCAGGACGATTATGATTTAGGGTGATTATTTCCATAAATTATAAGCGCCTCGTTCCATAATTTGCGCTTCGCCGGGGTAGATTACCCAGTCTAAGTAAGACCTTAACTTAATATACAGCTCTTTGGGGTGCTTGAGGATGGTTTCTTTCGGCAAAATGTAATTAGACCCCGGCGCAAACCGGACATACTCTTGGTGGTCAATACCTAATAACCTCATCATTTCCACGGCGTGTCTGGCCGGATGTGGCCCCAAATACCACCGGTTGTTTATCTCCTCATACATCCCGTCCACATACCGACACACCGGCTCGTAAACCTCGTGATGCTGGGTTAACAAAGGAGTGAAAGTCTTATTGCCTTTAACCAGGTCAAACTCCTCTTTAGTGATGTATTTAAACAAGTTGGCCTTAGTATACACCGCGACTTCGGGGAGATTGTCGTAATTGTCTATGATATAAGTCAGTTTGTCATACCAATCGCTGCCGATATTTGGGACTACTATTGCCCCCTCCAAAGGTTCTTCACTTCGGTCATAAAGGACATAGTCATCGCTGTATTCTTTTAGCCACGAGATGTCGTGATTGTAGCGCGAGAGGATAAATTTCATAGATAGGTAAATTGAGGGTATTCGTTTTGGGGCAGTTGCCAGAGGCCTTTGTTATATCCGGCCCAAAACTTAGGGGCCAGCACTCTAGCCCCACTCATTAAAGCTGGGAGGATAGCGAAGCTGGAGTTGGAGATAATCAGGTTTTTCGCATAACGGATAGACCGCCAATTTAGAGAGATGTCGTGGATAATCGGATAGGGGAAGAATTGTCTGGCGGTGTGAGGGTCGTCAGTGTGGACTTCAAACCTCATCCCCGGCATCATTGCGATTGCTTTATCCCAATAAGACTTGGGAAGAAAGAGGTCTGATACTCCAACATATTCCCCACCGCGGAAATTGATAATACAAAGGTCGTCTGGTAAATCAAGGGGTTCAACCTCAAACCAACTCTTATCCAGAGTAGTAAAGTAACGCTGGTCTTGAAACTCTCCGTCTATTAAAGTAAAGTCCTCTACCTCTTTAATTCTAAGGTCATAAGGTCTAACATCGTGGCCGTCCTTAAAGACCTTGGTTTCATTAAATTCGTGGGCCAAGTTCTCCACCGGCACACCCATATCAAGTTTCATAAATGTCCCCTTAAAGTTCTCGGGGTAAATCATCCCGAAATCGTAACCCTTCTCAAGAGCTAAGCACCGCGTGGCGGTGTAACGGTGGAGCTGGTTGCCTAAACCTGACCCTTGATGAAAAACGCCAGCAATCATACATTATTTAACTTAGCAAAACTGCCAAAATATTTCTTAGCTCCCTTATTGTAAGCTAGTGCCGCTTCTTTTGCTGTTGAGAAATACCCCAAATGCTTCTGCTTGCCATCAATATTTATCTTTGACACCCATCTTTTTAACCTTTTACCATACGGGAAGTAACACACCCCTTTATAGCCAGAGGTATTTGCTTTGCTCAACTTTTGATTAAAAGTATTTTGTTGTTGAGTACAAAATCTTAGATTTGACCTTCTATTATCCAGCCCATCGCCATTCTTGTGGTCTATCTTCATACCCTCAAGGCCACTCATAATAAGAGTGTGCATAAATAGGTTTTTATTACCTCTGGTTTTCTTAGCCGCGTAACCATTTGAAAAACACCAGTTCAACTCGTTTATGCGAGCAAAATCCCCGTTATCTACGATTGCTCTTTTTTCTTTTGTTAGCGAGATATATTTCATAAAGAATGAAAACAGAACGTGTTCATTATATCACGGTTCTCATCGATAATGTGTTCTTTGGAGAAGTGGATTGCCGCTTCAAGGGGAGCGAAGTTACAACCCTTAGACTCAAGCCAGAGTCGGTTGTGGCAACAAATAAATCCATCCTCATTAGTGTTGCCGAAATAGGACTGCCATTTTCTAGTCGACGCCAAGTCCATTAGTTTTTTACTTCTAAGGGACACGCTGTTACCCACCCTTACCAACCCGCCTTCTTCATCCCGGTAAGAGTAGTCATCTCTCGGTAGGGGCCACGGCGCGCCGATGAAGTCATAATTCAACCAGTCGTTGTCCCATAGTTCGGGGTGGATGATATAACCATCGGCATGAATTAACAGTGCAAATTCGGTGTCAATATGCTTAGGAAGTTCTTTAATCACCGCCTTGTTCCATTCGTCTATGCTGTGAGTGTTTAGATCCAAGAGTTTAACCGCTCCAAACTTTATCCCGTCCTGACTCATTCTTAACGCCGCTTCGTGGTTTTCTTTGTCCACTGAAGTAACGGTTACTAAAGTAACCTGAGGAAGGTTAAGCATAGTCTAAAGGGATGGGCGCACCGGTTTTCTTAATATAATCCTCTACATAGTTAGGCTCAACATCTGGTCTTGTTTTACGGGCCAATTCGTACATGGTTTTCCGTCCGGTTCCTAGATATTCAAAGGCTGATTTTTTGTCCCAGGATTTAATTCGCTCCGCCAGTAATTTAGCAATTACATCGACATAGTCGCCTTGAGTCCATTGGTTAATATACGCCATTGGAAAAGGCCATGGGTTAGGTTTGAAAGAAGTCCTTAAGATTAAGTGATTGGGATGGGTTTTTACCACTTCCTCACCTAATTGTTTAGTCAAAGCATAAGCCCCCATTGGATTCTTGGCATACTCGGTTGAGATATATACAAACGGAGTGTCAAGGTACTTCATTACTAACTGGAAAGTGCCAAAAGTGTTGGTTTGGAAGCATTTATTTTGCTCCTTTTCGGCCTTTTTAACATCGGTGTAAGCGCCCATGTGCAATATTAGGTCATACTGACCGTCAGGAATAGGGTAAGTGATGTCCCAATCCTCTATCCCAACATATTCACCTTCAAGGTGTTTCTTTAATTCGGCTGCTAATCTGCCAGTTCCACCAGTAATTAAGATTTTAGGCATAAAATTCCTTTACCTTACTGATAATGTAAAGTTGGTCGCTGTCGGTCAGGTGGCTGTAGACAGGCAGTGATAATAATCTCCGCCACACCTCGGTTTTAGGTAGGGGATTTTTAGCAGCCTTCTTCCAGTAAGTCAGTTCAGACAATGGTTTGAAGTGGACGCTGGTTGAAATGTCATTTTCAGCCAAAAACTCACTCAAACCATCACGATTATCAAACTCTGGGGTAAAGTATTGGACAGTATGAGAGTATTCCGGGGCCACAAAGCCCGGAATGTCCTTAAAAGCTTGGTTATAAAGGTCAGCAATCTCTCTTCTCCTGGCGTTCATCTCATCCAAGCGTCTTAATTGACCCAAACCAATCACCGCCTGGACATCGGTCATATAAGCTTTAATCCCCAAATGAGTAATATCGTAGTCCCAGGTGTAACCTTTCTTGCCCACTCGGTCGTAAGTAGTCTTTTCAATCCCCAACCAAGTCAAAGTGCGAAGTTTTTTGGCAATCTCCTCGTCATTAGTGGTAATCATCCCGCCGTCAAAAATAGGCATCGTTTTAACGGCTTGAAAACTATAGACCGTTATATCCCCTTGCCCTACTCCAGGAGTAAACATAGCGTGAGCGGCATCCTCAATAATCAAACCGCCAAACTTGCGTTTTAAGGCCGGTATATCAGCCAACCTGCCGTGGGAGTCAACGGCAATGATTGCTCGTGTTTTAGGGGTAATTTTGACCGCTTCGGGGTCTATACAAAGGGTTCTTGGGTCTATATCAGCAAAGGTAACATCCATTCCGTTCCATTCGCCCACAATCGCGTCTGATACAAAGGTCATCGGGGTGGTAATCAGCTCTCCGTCCTTAATGTCGTAGACTTTCAAGCACAAGTCTAAGGCCGAAGTGCAGGAGTTGGTCGCTACGGCATACTTAGCCCCGACATACTCGGCAAACTTCTCTTCAAACTCTTTAACTTTCGGCCCTTGGCCTACCCATCCGCTATCAAGCACTTCTAAAAGCTCTTTTTTAGTTTGGTCATCAAACGAGGGTTTGCAGACTGGAATCATAAATGTTTTTTAATTAAATAAAGTTGTTCGTCTTGTTTGGTTTGGTCGTCTAGCTGGTGGGTGGTTTGGTGTTCACTTATCCCGATTACGACATTTAAGTCGTTAAGGATGATCGGCGGACCATAGCGAGAGTGAAGCCTAGTATAATAGTCGCAATCCAACATCCAAGTCATCATCTCGTCAAACAATAAAGGGTCTTGGTTTTCAAAAGTTAACACCGAGGGGGAACCGATAGTGTTCTCACCTTTAACAATATCCTCATTATAGTACGGCAAATGCGGTCTGCCAACCACCATTTCATCGTGGAGACAACCCGTGACTAACCAACCGCCCTTAAAATTGTCCACAATCTCTTGGAGAGCGTCATCGTGAGCCAGGTAATCATCCATATAGAGGATTTTAATTATCTCACCCTTGCATTTTTTAATCGCCGCGTTGGTATTCTCGGCCATCTTGCCCTCCATAGTAATAACTATCTCATAATCCTTATAAGTTTGACTCTCAATACTAGCCAAGCACCGACCTAAAAAGTAGGCTGCGTTCGGCATATTGTAGAAGGGGATAGCGATACTAATCATATTGAGACTTTATCCACCAATAAGTCTTAGTTAGCCCCTGTTGGAGGGAAACTTTAGGCCTAAAGCCCAGACTTTTAATCAGTTCGTTGTCAGTATTCCGCACTTTCCCTCCGGTCGGGCCGGGGATAAACTTGATTTCAATCTCCTTGTCCTCAATAAAGCTGATTTTAGTCACTAAATCTTTAATTGAGACAGTTTCATTGGGGCCGATGTTCACCGGGCCGGTCAGATCAGAGTTCATCAAAATCTCAATCCCGTCTAAAAGGTCGTCAATGTAGATAAACGGTCTAACTTGCTCTCCATCACCCCACACTTCTATTTTGTCAGATTGAATCACTTTACGACAAAGAGCGGCCGGGGCTTTCTCTCGTCCTCCGTCATAAGTGCCGTAAGGTCCATAGGTATTGTGGAAACGAGCAATCTTAACATCCAAACCGTGGTTCTTGGCATAAGAGAGGTAGAGTTGCTCACTAAACATCTTCTCCCAACCATAAGCGGTTGGGGGGACACCAGGGTCGTCCTCACGGCCTGAATGCTCATCGGGGTAGACACACACCGAGGAGGAGTAAAAGAGCTTACCACAGCCCATTTTAACGGCTTGGGAGGCGATATTAAGGTTAATCGAGGCGGAGTTGTGCATAATGTCGGCATCATTATCGCCGGTAAAGATAAACCCCGCGCCGCCCATATCAGCGGCTAATTGATAAATTCGGTCATAGTGTTGGTCTAACTCCCACCCTGAAGCGTCAGCAATCACCACCTCATCAGCCGGACTGTTTTCGTATGGACAATGCTTCAAGTCCACCACCTTAACCCACCAACCCTCGGCTTTTAGGCGTTTAACTAGGTTGTGGCCGATAAATCCCGACCCGCCTATGACTAAGCATTTCATATAGTTATCCAATTAGCTGGTAATACTGTCCGCTCTAATCCGTCTGGATGCCACAGGGCCGGAGCGATGACTTTCTTGTTGGGATTGGGGTTGAGATAGGCCGCCCACCACGAGAACGAGGAGTTAGCGATGATGTTGTGCTGACAAGAGGCCATTAAGTTTAAGTCCGTCACTTCGTCATTCCCCTCTGAGAACTCACACTCTTCAAACAGAGGTTGTCTCTTGCACCAAGCAATATCATCAGAGAAAACCAAAAAGTTGGCATCTGGGAACATCTCCATCGCTTCTTCATAGTAACCACTTTCAAACAAATCAGTGTAGAAAGGATTATTCACATAGTCTCCCCGGCGGACATGGATTGACACTTGGTCTAGGTGGCCGATTCCAGTACTAAAAATGGCCTTTATCTCTCGGTTGTAATCCTCAAAATACTCCTCACTTTGGAGATAGATGTCTGGGATTTCTCCTCGCTTAACTTGGGCAAACAAATAGGCATATTGGAACATCTGATTACCCAACCGGCCCCCTAATTTCCACATCGGAATCATAGCAGTTTAGAATAGGCTTCTTCCCAAAGGTGGGCGTTATTGTTGATATCGTAATTCTCAAGCACATACTGCTTAGCTTTTCGGCCCATCTCTCGGCGTTTCTCCTTGTCTTTAATCAGCTTTTCAATCTCTGGTATCCATTGGGTGTTGTCGTTTACGAGCACTAGGTGGTCAGCGTCTTTTTGATAAGGGCTTAGACCATCAGCGAAGCCTTGACACACACATGGGATTTTGAACATTGATGATTCAAGAAACTTCAGGTTGCTCTTAGCTCGATTGAAGTAGTTATCAGCCCGAGGAATAACCATTAAGTCTAGTTTAAGCGAGTTGAGCTTGTCGTAGTAGAGGTCGGCGTTGACCAACGGATGCCACTCGACATCCACCGAGTCTAGGAAGTTGTATTCGTTCTCGTAAGCCCGAGTGATGATGGGATTGGAGTCACGGTTGGCCGGAAGCGAGAAGAACACTATCTTAACCCGCGGGTCTTTCTCGTAATGCTTGATGATTGGGGATAAAACATCTAGATCAGACGACATCCCAAGGGAGCCGGTGATGCCTATCCGCACCACATCAGTCTCGTTTCGTAACGGCTCGTCAAAATAGAACGGGTCGATGAAATTAGGTAAAACCACGACTTCTTTATTCAGCTTTTTATACTCATCAGCCAAGAATGGGGTGGTTGTTGTGACTAAATCAGCCTCAATCACAAACTGGTCAACAATTTTATTCACATCACCCAACCCTTTACGCACTCTTTCTTCGTTGAAGTAGGTGTTTAGTTTAATCGACCCCTTGTCTTTGTAGGTGTCGTCATTGTCCATCACGATTTTCTTGCCTTGTTTCTTGAGGAGGCGGGCTAAATCGAGTTTCCGGGGGTCTTCAGGACGATGGAAGACCACAATATCAGCATTTTGGGCGGCTAAAGCCTTATTCTCGGGAGTTTTCTCTAGGGGATGGATGGAGGTGTGGTCGCCGTCCCAACCATTAGCCACTAAAGGTAGGAGACTTCTGACGATATAGCACCCAAAGCTACCACTGCTCACGAAATAAACCCTCATGATTGGTCGGCTTTACGGATAATCTGCTTGGTCCTAAAGTCAATAACATTACCATTAGCATCTAACATCTCCCTAACCCTCACCGGATTGGGGTCAATGAATACGGTCTTTTTATTCGGTTTTGTGTTGATTTTCATAGATTGCTTCCAAAGTTGTGGGGTAAGGAACTTTGGAGACCAGACCCCACAACAATCTTAAAGATTAAAGATTGTTACTGTCAGTGGTCGCTGGAGTCAAAACACGGACTCCGGCAACATCACGGTTTTCCACTACACCGTAGAGGATGTCAGCGGTCGTAACCGTTGAGAGATACTCCGGAATGTAGTTGGACTGAACCCGAATGCCACTTGAACCAACCATCGCTCCCTCTGAGCCACCAGCTCCCAAGGGAGAGGTTGCCCAGTGAATAGCGTCAGCGTGAACAAAGGCATTGTTGCGACCAGCCGTACCAGACGGGACGTGGTAAGCAATCTGGGTGGTCAAATATACGGGCTGACCGTACAAGTAACCAGCCGGGCGCTTAGCCGTCGGGTCATTAACTGGTGAGTTAACAGCGAGAGAGAACTTGTCAATCCGCTGAATTTGTCGCCAGAAAACGGTTGGGTGGAAGAACCAGGCCGCTTCCATTGAGTCAACATTATTGGCCTCAAGGTAAGCAAACGCCGAGCGAATGTCCGAGTCTTGGAGGTTGGTGATTGATGAGCCAACAGAATTGCTAAAGTCGGCAAACAAAGCAACAATCGCTGTATCAAGGGTCTTCGCGATAGCGTAACCGCAGTTCTTGGCGTAGCGTTCCATAACCGAGTATGAGCGCTTCATTTGAGCCGCATCGTTATCTTCGATAGCGAATGAAGATTCGTACCAGTTACTTACCGTCAAAGTGACCTTAGTATCAGTCGGGCTGTTTAAGGCCACGGCGACACCAAGAGACTTAGCAGTAGCGGTGAACTCCGTTGTATTAGGAGTGTAAAGCGTATCACCACCACCTGCTAACTCATCACTTCGGTCGGTAAAGAAAGGAGCGGCGACCAAACGGGCCCGATAGAACTCGTTAATGCGCTCACCCCAAATCTCTGGAATATAGCTTGCCAGCGAAACGCTGGACTCTGTGCCAGTTGGGAATGCCATATCGTTTTTTGCTATTTAATAATGGCTCCCCCACTAGGTTAAGATAGATCTTTCACCATTGCCTTGTGTTCTTCTCGAGTTAAACCTGGAGTCTTGAAGTCTTTTTTAGGCTTCACCCCCGATGAACTGCGAGAAGCAGGCAAGCTGGCTTCTTCTTGCTTCTTATTTTTGTCAAATTTATCCTTCACCGCAACGAAGATAGGATCAGTTTGAGCTTTAATGAGAGAGACCTTTCTAACTTGGGCGACGGCCTTCAGTTCCCCTAGGAGTTCCTCGGGCATACCGCCTACTAAAAGGACGGCCTCTTCCACGCTAAGCTGTGGAGAAGGTGCTTCGGCTGGTTTCGACTTGTCCGCGTCTTTCAACGCTTTTAAATCAGCTTCGGCCTTCTTTGCACGCTCAAACAATTTCTTGTTTGTAGCCTGCAGTTGTTCGACATCTACCGCTGGAGTTTCCTCCTCGGTCTCAGGAGTTTCAACAGTCTCCCCGTCTGTCTCGTTTGAAAGGTTGAGGTCCTTATTGTCATCATCCATATAAGCTATGGTTAATCGGTTTAGAGAGTTTTCCTTCTCATGGACTGGCTTTTTATATGAGGTGGCCCTGTCCTAAAGCCCTCGCGGTTTTACCGTCTCTTGGCGGCTTCCTTATCTAAACGCCGTTGGGCGTTTCTTTTAAGGATGTCATAGCGCCGGCGCTCATTAGCGTCCATCGGGACAACTTCTTCCGGCTCGACTTCCTTTTTCACTTTAATTTTTTTAACTTTAGCCATATTTAGCGTGGATTATTGATAATTGGTTTCTCTATTTTACCATACAACTCCTCTAGTCTGTCAAAGGTGCGGTCAATTAACTTGCTGGTTTCGGGGATACCGACCACTGATTTACCCTCAAAAGCCAGCTCAACCGTCATTTCCTTTAAGGTCTCAACCATAAAGACTTTAACGGCTTCCCGTTGGCCCTCGTTGTCGTAGAATTGTTGGAGAGTAGCGTTCATATTAGGCAGCTAAGGGAGCGGACTCTGGGGTTGGGACTGGGGTGGTGGTTTGCTGGGGAACCTGCTTGGTTGGCCTAGCCCCCTTACCTAATGAAACAGGTGAGATGCCAGACCCACTAAGCTCGACAATTTGATTAAACACCTTAGAGAGGACGGGGTCGGCTAAGACACCAAACTCGCCGGTGTTGGGGTTAAACGAGGCAATCACTGCCCGCATAATCTCCGACAAGGACTGGAGGATGACGGCCTTATTCATCTGCTCACCAGTGGTAATGACTGTTACCTTACACTCAATTTCCTTGAAGAAATCCTCAGGGATCTTAATAAACCGCCGTTTGCCATTCTTTCTGATTGATGTTTTATACCCGTCTATCATCATCTCCTGCTCTTCCGGGGAGACTAAAATGCCCTCAATCATTTTCTTCTTAATTTCTTGGTTGGAGCTGTACACTGCAAAGCTCTCGTCAATCTTCTCCAACTCTTCATCGGAGAACTCGGTGACAAGGATATGTTCGGCTTTAATCTTCTTGATTAAGTAAGGGATAACCCATTTATCAAAGATTTTGGTCAAGTGAATACCCCACTCCTCTCGTTTGTAGTCAAAGGGCTTGGTAGCGACTTGATTTAAGAGGGCGGTTTGCGAGTAAGGGGTGCCGGACGGTGGCTGTTCACCAGTGATAGCATTAAAGGACGAGGTAACATTATCTGCTTGGGTTCGCCATTTTTCAATCTGGTTTTGATACTGACCCAAAGCCGAGGGAGCCAAGTTAAATGAGTTGATATCCGAATCCTTCTCCAGCTCGTAAATCTTGCCGTGGTCGTGTTCTAAGATATTATTTCCCAGTTTTTTGGAGGTGGTTTTGATTCCTACCCGACCGGCCAAGGACATAGCGATAGACTCGTTAATCACTGAGTCGTTAGTCCAGACTTGAGCTTCTTCAGAGTCCTCAATCACTCCTCGGCCCAACCCGTAACCGTTATCTTCCCAAGCTAAGTATTCGTAATAATCCTCCATCACCCCGGGGATTTCATCAGCACTCATCAGGAAGTGCTTACCGTCTACCTCGGCGACAAAGTATCGCTGGAGAGTGAAAGTAAACTCATCGGCTTCGGTGGAGTCCTCATTTTGCGAGTCCTTGAAGACCTGGACAGGGAATTCGCCGGTGATTTCATAAACATCAATATCAGTCTTGTCTTTGAGCTTCCGGTTGGCTTTTAACACCTCGGTTACATTATCCCAAACATCGTCTTTCTTCTTTAGGGCAACTGGTGAGAGGTAATGATGTTCTACAATCGGACCGCCCAAAATATCATTCTGGTCGGTGAAAACATTGGTCCAACGGACAACCTCGATCTTTAACTTACCTTTAGGAGTGGTCTTTTTGAGTAAGTAGCCACCGTATTTAGGTCTAGTGCTACCCATTTGGTTGAAGGTTCGGGAAAACTCGCTTTCTTTCATCCACTCGTAAGCCTCGCGGTTCAAGAGCATTGAGTGGACTTGATACTTAGGATTGTCCGAGATGATTTGAATGTCCTTAATATCCAAGTCGGTGGCGGTTTTAGCTAGGGCAACCCGATAATTAACGATATTATAAAAAGGTCGGGGTCGGCCTAACTTGTCTAAATTCACCCCTGATTTGCCGGTAGCGTCTTTGTTTTGTTCAAGATAACGGGAGTCGGAGTAAAACTCACACATTCGGACAATTTCAAACTGCGAACGCTTTAGGCCGTCAATTTTCTCAAGACTGCTCTTGTGGTAGTTGGTGTCTAAAGTCTGTAATTCGCTAAAGATTTTATATTGCTTGGTTTCCATTTAGAGTTGGGCCGCAACTCTGATTGTTAATGTCTTAATTATACCATATCTAACGGGCATTGCTAGTCAAATTGCGTCTAGCTTCAAAGAATTGCCTTGCCCGCTCCTCTTGGGTGAGGACATTGTCGCTGTTATTGGTGCTTAGAGCATACCGCAGGGCATCGAGGGCGTGGTCGTTCTCTTTAACTGGGTTCTCTTCCTCGTTATGGTCTGGCCGTTTCTCTGGATAGGTGTAGGTTTCAAACTCACTGATTAAATTAACGCAAGACTTGTGGATGTGGAGCTTGCCCATTTTAAGCAACTGCCTGATTCGGTTGATACCGTTCTTGACCGAGTCTTTATTCTTCACCACCTCTACCACCGCAATCCCCGAGCGTTGCATCACCTCAATCGCGCTTGGTGATTCGGGGTCTGGGTACACTCGGTTAAACCCACAGGATTTAACATAATCCTTAATCTGGTCTTCCGTCCGGCCGGTTTTATACCACTCGGCGACCACAGTGTAATTCTCGTCCCCGTCCCGTTTAATATGGACTACGGCGGTTGGGTTAGTGAAGCCAAAGTCTATCCCGGCGATATACTCATCGCATTTGTCTGGGATTTCATCAATCACGTGGCGGTCCCGGTTAAACTCTTTATAAACCAGACCTTGTTGTTTTCTAAAGTCAGCCAGATATTCCTGGGCAAAGGTGTCCTCTGGTTTGGAGAGCTTTTCCCGCTCAATTTCCTCTGGAGGGATGAATGGGTTGTCGTAAGAGGTGAAGTGAAAAGATTTATAGTCTGGGTCTTTAGCTTCCATCCCGTATAAATCGTAGAAGTGGTTAAACCCTTTAGGGGTGGAGATAAACATCGCTGATCCTTTACGGTCAATCAAAGTCGGGGATAAAACCTCATTCCAACCAAGCCAAAAGTTACGGTAGGATGACACCTCATCGCAGACAATAAAATCATTAGCCAATCCTCTACCCTTACCTCGTTCTTGGACAGATTCCCAACCATATAGAGCAATCAGAGATTCTCCCCCATCTTCGGTCATTATCTTTATTTGTAAAAGTGATTCGTTTTTGTAGGTGATGATGTTCTGGCACTTGGCTAGAAGCATTGCCCAAGTAATCTCTCTGGCATCATCTCTGGTGGGAGCAAAGTAAGCCACCCGGCGGTTCTTCTTCTTAATTGCCACCCCAACCATCTCTTCGATGGCTAGGACTGTTTTACCGAAGCGTCTGCCACAGTTTAGAACTCTAAAGCGGTGGCGATCACTGGCTATCTGACTCTGACTGGGTGTTAATTTCATTCTTCTCGATTATCTCTTGAGCTAGTTGGATGATTGGTTTTCCTTGAGAGGTGATGTCAGTCGCGTTAGCTGGGTTGCCTTCGGCCATTTTCCAAACTATCTCAGTTGGTAGGGAAGCCAAAAAATCAATTTTATCTTCCTCTGATAGTTTAAGTAAGTATTCCCTAGCAAAGTCCTTTAGGGATTTACCTTTAGGGCGACCATTAGGGTTTCCCGACTGACCTTTTTTCCACTGAAATTCTTTTGGTGGTATTTTGTAAGGCATTTCGTTGTTTTATCACTGTATTTCTGCGATTACTCATTATACCGCTTTTCTACCTGTCTATCAAGTTGCTCCTCTATCCGTCCAAGTAATCGTTCAAGGACATACTCTACTCCCTGAACGCGGAAATAGACGGCGGCGGCTAGGTCTTCCTCACTTAACGGTTTACGCCCAGTCAGTTTTCGTTTAACATCTTCCGCCCATAAGTTAAAATGTCTCTCCGCTTTCTCAAGGTGGATTAAAAGGTCTTCTTCAGTTATCCCCTTCTCCCAATTTCTTGCCCCGTAATGGGGAACACCCTTAGAACAAAGCGAGGCCCAGCGTCTAAGCATTGGGTTCTCCAT